CCACTTGGGCGCAGCCGTTGCAATCAAGATGTCCTACAACCTCACTCGCCCACACAAGCACAACAAAACCTGTTAAAGGAGTTTTATGGCTAAGGAGCTTAGTCCCTTACCTGGAATCAAAGTTCTTCTCCTCGGAGACTCTGGCGTTGGCAAGACCTTCGCCCTCCGAACCCTCGTAGACGCAGGCTTAACCCCCCTGTGTCTCTTCACCGAAAACTCCTTCGACGTTCTTGGCGACGTGCCGAAGGACAAGCTCCACTGGATGTATGTCCCGCCGATGCTGGAGAACCTCGAGTCCTTGAAAGAAATGGCGACCAGAATCGGTACCATGACTTTCGAGAACATCACCAAGGCTCACGATAACAAGCGGTTCACCGATTCCCCCTGGATGAAGATGCTCGGGGCGCTCACCGACTTCACCTGCGAGCGCACGGGGCAAAAGTTCGGCAATATCGCGTCCTGGGGCACTGACAAGGCTTTCGTCATTGATTCGGGGTCAGGCCTGGGCATAGCTTCCCGCCAGAACGCGGTGGGCAACCGTCCAGCCCTTTCCCCCGCCGACTATGGCCTGATCCAGCGCCAGATCGAGTCCCTGATCAACCAGCTCTGCACCGCCTTCCGCTGTCACTTCGTCCTCAACTGCCACGCCGAGCGCGAAATCGACCCAGTCCAAGGCGGCATGAAGATCATGGCCTCGATGCCGGGGAAAGCTCTCGCCCCGGTCCTCCCGCGCTACTTCACAGACGTAATCCTGGCCAAACGCACCGGCGACAAGTTCCTTTGGGACACCGCTGACGCCCAAGCCGTCCTCAAGGCCCGCAACGCAGTCATTAAAGCGGACCTTCCACCCAGTTTCGTTGGTCTCGTCAACGCTTGGAAAAGCCGCGGCGGAATCATTGAAACGCAGTAGACGTATCTACTGTGCCTTTTCAACTCTTACCTAGGTAAACACACCATGTCCTTTAATCCAGAGCAGTTCATGAACTCAGTCCTCAACGACGCGAACAGCACGTCGATTCCGCTTTGCCCGCCAGGCGAATACGTCGGCAACATCACAGACGTAAACGTCGAATCTGGCACCATCTCGAAAGGTGACAAAGCTGGCCAGCCTTGGGTCAAGCTCAACGTCCAACTCGAGACCTCCGACGCTGCCGCTCTCGCGGGCACCCAGATGACCAAGCGCAAAGTTCGCGCCGGCATCATGCTGGATGTCAACGGCGAAGGCAACCTGGAAATGGGCGAGGGTCGCAACATCACCCTCGGGCGTTTGCGCGAAGCTGTAGGTCTGAATCAGAAGGGCGCTCCGTTTGCTTTCTCCATGCTCCCCGGACGTTCGACTCGTTTCGTTGTCAGCCATCGTGTTGACCGCGACGACGCTGCGAAGTTCTACGAGGATGTGAAGGCTTTCCGCGCACTGTAATTCACCGGGCGAAAGCGGATGCCGAAACTTGGGCCGAGTGAGACTCTATGAGCTTCCAGTGGCAGGGTATTAGGTGCAGCGAGTAGCCCTTTTTCTTGGGGAAACAAATGACTTATGAAAATCAATTAGGACGACGTGCCTTGCCTCCGAACCAGTGCGAGGCCGTTCGCGAAGGCGATATTCCAAGCGGTTGCAGCCGTATTGAAGGAACTATCGAGGCACTCCACCAGAACCTCGAGGCGCTCGTAAAACGCCTTGACCCGATTCTGCGAGCTGACCCTCCCGCTGATGTAAACGAACTGATCAAGCATTCCGGTCCCTGCACGCCCCTCGGCCACAAACTTTCGATGCTGAACGATGGCGTCAGGAACGCTGAACGGGTCGTCAACGGGCTCCTGAGCCGCATTGAATTGTAATGTGGAACCGTATAGATCGCCCCGAGATGATGTGCCACGTTACCCCGTGCCATCGCAACGGGCGGTCTCCCACCCATCGCTCCGACGTTTTTAACCCGCCAAAAATCGATTCCCGATGCAACTCTACCCTCTCGCCACGATCAAAATCCCCGCGCACCGCCAGCGCCGCGACTTCGACCCTGACCGCCTTTCAGACCTTGCCTCGGACATCGAACGCAACGGGCTGCTCAACCCCATTACCATCAGGGAGGACGGCCAGGATCGAGTTCTTGTTGCTGGAGAACGCCGATTCAAGGCGATCCAGATGCTTGACGAGATGGGGACGAGCTTCAAGTGCAATAACATCACAGTCCCGGCGGGCTGGATTCCCGCCCTCACCTTAGGAGAACTAGATGAACTCTCCCGTGAAGAAGCCGAACTCTCCGAAAACACAGTCCGTGTCGACTTATCGTGGCAGGAGCGCGCTGAGGCAATGGCTCGACTCGCACGTCTCAAGGAAATACAGCGGCCCGAAGCTACACCTGGACAAATCGCAGAATCCATCCTTCCTGATCACGCCGCGCCAGCCCAGCGGGTACGAGAAGCGCTTCTTGTCACTCGCCATATTGCTGCGGGAGACACTAACGTCGCTAAGGCGAAATCTCTCCACGACGCTCTCAAGATTATCAAGAAGAAAGACGACGCGGCCTACAACACGCAGTTAGCTGCCATCATTGGACTGGAAGCCACCGATGAAAGACACTCTGTACACCACGCCGATTGCCTTCAGTGGCTTCGGCAAACCTCCGATCGTTTTGACTGCATTGTCATCGATCCCCCTTACGGAATCGGAGCGGATAATTTTGGAGATGGGGCTGGCAAGTACACTGCAATCGATCATGACTACAAGGACGGGCGAGAAGAAACCCAGACCCTCCTCACAAATCTCATGCCCCTTCTGTGGGAGGTGGCAAGACCTCAGTCTCACATCTACGTCTGGTGTGACATTGACCTCTTCCACTTCATCCGAGACCGACTCGAAGCCGCGGGATTCTGGACCCACCGAACCCCTTTAATCAACATCAAGCAGGAAGGGGGACGAGTCCCCTGGCCTGAGAACGGACCACGGAGAACTTATGAACTGGTTTGCTATGCAGTTAAAGGTAAACGCCCAGTCACAGGAATATACAGTGATACCTTTACCAGTGCCTTTTCGAGTGGGGAATCCCACTCCGGCCACGGTGCAGCAAAGCCTGTTTCAGCTTACTGTGAACTTCTCAAACGATCCTGCAAGCCGGGAGACCGCGTTCTTGACTGCTTCGCGGGCAGTGGAACAATTCTTGAGGCAGGTCATCTGCTTGGACTCCGCGCCACTGCTGTCGAGCGAGACGCTGCATATTACGGACTCTGCATTCAAAGACTCCAAGGACTCGGTAAATGATGCCGACGGGGCCTTGCCCGTCCCCCCTCATGATCGTGGGGGAAGCGCCGGGAGTTGAAGAAGAACGCATCGGTAAGCCCTTCGTAGGAGCCTCGGGTCAAGAACTCGACCGAATGCTCCACGAGGCAGGGCTCCTCCGTTCCGAGGCCTTTGTCACTAACGTCTGTCGGGTTCGCCCTCCAGGCAACAACCTAGACTTCTTCTTCTCCCGCAAGAAGAAGCCTCCTCCTGGTCAATGGGAGCAGTTTAATGGAGTCTGGGCGAAGCCGGAATTGATTCAAGGAGTAGCTCAGCTTCAACGGGAGATAGCCTTATGCAAGCCGAAGGTGATAGTCGCACTCGGGAATCTTTCCTTGTGGTCGTTGACAGGGAAATGGGGAGTGATGGATTGGAGAGGGTCTGGATTAAAATACGCGCTGAATCCGGCGACGACTGTAATACCGACTCTCCACCCGGCAGCTATATTGCGCATGTGGTCATGGAGACCTTATGTTATCTGCGACTTGAGAAGAGTCAAATCCGCTATCACTGACCCGGTGGATGTGCCACCTTACAGATTCGTAGAAGCGCCACATTACGTCCAAGCCTACACCATCATTCAGTCCTTGCTGGCTCGAGTCCAGCGGGGACCCGTCCACATAGCAGTTGATATTGAAACCCGTGCAGGCCATATTGCCTGTATCGGTTTGGGCTGGTCGAAATACGACGCCCTTTGTATCCCCCTCATGAAGTCCCCGGCGGGCAGCTATTGGCTCGAGACCGAGGAGTTCCACTTAATGAAGGTCCTCCGGGACCTCTTGACCCACCCGAATTGCCTCGTCTCCGGCCAGAACTTCTCCTACGATGCCCAATACTTTCAGCGTCACCTTGGCTACATCCCGAACCTGGCCCTTGATACAATGGTCACCCACCATGTCTGTTTCCCTGGTACGGACAAAGGACTGGACGTTCTTTCGTCTCTATATTGCGAGAACCACGTCTTCTGGAAGAACGATGGCAAGGAATGGCATCAGCGTCAGGATGAGAAGGTCCTCTGGCACTATAACTGTGAGGATGCTGTCCGGACCTGGGAGATTGCCGAGGTCCTGGTCGAAACCGTCGTCAAGCTAGGTCTCGAGGGCCCTTGCCTATTCCAGCACCGGATGTGGGGTCACGTCGTCCAGACCATGCTCGATGGCGTCAAGGTCGCCATCGAAGCGAAAAAGCAACTGTCTTCTGAACTAGCCACAGAGAAAGCCGCCCGCGAAGCCTGGCTTGCTTTCATCTTCGGCCATCCTGTCAACCCGCGGTCGCCCGCCCAGATGAAAAGGCTCTTCTACGATGACCTCAAACTCCCTGTTCAGTACAAGCGGACTAAAGAAGGTCCTCGCCCGTCTCTGGACGAAAACTCCCTCAAAACCCTCTCCAAGAAGGAGCCAGTCATCCGACCAGTCGTTAAGCGACTTCTTGAAATACGTAGCCTGGGCGTCTTCAAATCAACTTTCGTTGACGCTACCCTTGACCGCGACCAGCGCATGCGCACATCGTATAACGTTGCTGGAACGGAAACGTATCGCCTCAGTAGTTCTGAGAACGCATTTGGTTCTGGGCTTAACATGCAAAACATCCCAGGGGAGAACAAGGATTCACCAGACGAGGAATTTTACCTTGACCTGCCCAACGTGCGGAAGCTCTTTGTGCCTGACTTTGGCTGTGAAATAGCAGACATGGACTTGTCCCAGGCCGACCTCCGCATAGTCGTGGAGGAAGCCGATGAGGAAGAAATGCGCCAGCTCCTTGACGCTGGCCTAGACCCTTATACTGAAATTGCCAAGGAATTCTACAATGACAAAACCATTAGCAAGAAAGATTCCCGCCGTGCTAAGTTCAAGGCTTTCGCCCACGGAACCCACTACCTGGGAACACCAAAAGGTCTTGCTGGGCGCATTGGACTTTCTATTGCAGACGCTGAGAGAACGCAGAGTTGGTATTTCAAGCGCTTTCCGAAGATTCAGCACTACGGGGAGCGGATACGCAACTCTGTCGATAAAACCCGTTCAGTGTCCAATGTATTCGGGTACAGACGGTACTACTTCGATCGGCTTGACAGTACACTTTATAACCAAGCCGCTGCCTGGATCCCCCAGTCAACCGTCGGACTGCTAATAAACCACATCTGGGACCAGGTCCGTACCCACGCACCGGAGATTCGGGTATCCTTGCAAGTTCACGATTCCCTAGTCTTCCAGTACCCTATCGAGGTGGCCGATGAATGTAAAGCCAAGCTCCTCACACTCTCCAGATATCCGATCCCTTACACCCGCCCGCTCATCATCCCGACAGGTCTTAAAACATCCCGCGTTTCGTGGGGAGATTGTAGCTAATAATAAGGGGAGTTCATGTCCCGGAAACTCGGTGACTGGATCGATGGCTTTAC